GTGTCCCGTTCCCTCACCGAATACAAAGAAGCCAACAGCCTTTTCGATTACACCGATATGCTCGAACTTTTTGTCGAGAGCGGTCATCAAATGTGCCCTAAGTTCGAACTTTGCCTACTGGATGAGGCCCAGGATTTATCCCCACTGCAATGGAAGATTGCTCACTTATTAGATAACAAGTCGAGCAAAATGTACTGCGCCGGAGACGACGATCAGGCCATTTACGAATGGGCCGGGGCTGACGTCCAGCAATTCATTCACCTTCCGGGCGGTGCCGAAATCCTCGAACAAAGCTACCGGGTGCCAGCGGAAATTCACGGCCTAGCAACTAACATATCGAGCCGAATCAAGGGGCGTTACCCCAAGAATTACTTTCCTAAAAAGGAACCTGGGAGGATTCAGCGCGTGTTTGGCCCGGATGAATTGGACATGAGCAGCGGCGAGTGGCTCATTCTCAGTCAAGCGAATTACCAGCTCCAGCCCGTGATCCAGGATTTACGTCATCGCGGCATTTATTTCGAGGATCGTGGCCGTCCTTCGGTACGCCCCAAGGTCAGTGCAGCGTTGCACGCATGGCAGCAGCTACGACGCGGCGAAGCCATTGATCTGCCTTCGGCCAAGACGGTGTATGCCTTTATGCGTGGGAATGGCTCGCGGATTGCGCGTGGAGCCAAGACGATTCGCGCCGAGGAAAACGATATTTTCAACCTGGAAAAATTGCAACGGCACCACGGACTGCTGGCAACTTCGGATATGGCGTGGGAGGAAGCTCTCAACCGATTGCCAGACGTGGACCGCATTTATTTGAACCTTCTAGTTAAGCGCGGCGAGAACCTTCAGGAGATGCCGCGCATCCGTTTGTCCACCATTCACGGGGCCAAAGGCGGCGAATCCGAAAATGTGGTTGTTTTCAGTGACTTGACGACGGCGGCCGAACACTCTATGTACGTAGAACCCGATGTTATGCACCGGGTGTTTTATGTCGCGGTGACGCGCAGCAAGAGGAACTTATTTATCGTCGAACCAGAGGACTACGGGAAAAGCTATAACCTATGACACGATCCGAATTTTTGCAGCAGACCTTGGACGCGCTCGATGGACCCCGGTCCGACACCTACGGCGATCCGCTCACCAACCACACCCGCATTGCGGAGCTGTGGAGCACGATCCTTTCCACCCCGATCTCGGTCTCTCAGGTCTACGCCTGCATGGTGGCCGTGAAGTTGTCGCGGCTCGTGCAAAGCCCCCAGCACCTCGATAGCTGGATGGATATTGCCGGGTACGTGGCCCTGGCGGCGGAAGCTTGCGATGAAGAGTGAAACGCGCCTTCAATTTCCTATGTTTGCCCCGGACGCCGAGTGGACGGCCCCGAAGGAACTTCCCGATCTCACGCAAGCCAAGACGATTGCCGTGGATCTGGAGACGCGCGACCCCGACTTAAAAACCAGCGGCCCCGGCTGGCCTACGGGAAATGGCGAAGTGGTGGGTATTGCGGTCGCCACGGACAGCGGCTCCTGGTACATCCCCATTAACCATTTCGGTGGTGGCAACCTCGACAAACGCATCGTCACCGCCTGGTTAAAAAAACAAATGGCAACCGACGCCGATAAAGTCATGCACAACGCTCAGTACGATTGCGGGTGGATGAGACAGATGGGAATTAAGATCCACGGCCGCATTATCGACACGATGATTACCGCGAGCCTGCTCGACGAAAACCGCTTCTCTTATTCTTTGAACGCCCTGGCGTTCGATTACCTCGGCAAAGCCAAGTCGGAGAAGATGCTGACCCAGGCGGCGCAGGATTTCGGTGTCGATCCGAAGAGCGAGCTGTGGAAGCTGCCCGCCCCTTACGTCGGCCAGTACGCCGAGGTGGATGCAGAACTGGCGCTCGAACTCTGGAACGGCTTTAAGGTGCAACTGTCGCGTGAAGACCTGTGGAGCGTGTGGGAACTGGAAACCGCGCTGCTACCGTGCCTGATCGACATGACCTGGCGTGGCATTCGAGTCGACATGGACCGCGCCGAACGGACCAAGCAAGTCCTCTTAAAGCGCGAGAAGGCCGTGGTTGCCGAATTAAAGCGCGAAGCTGGGTTTGATATCGAAATCTGGGCGGCTGCGTCGTTGACCAAAGCGTTCGATAAGCTCGGACTGAACTACCCCAAGACCGACAAAGGCGCTCCCAGTTTCACCAAGCTCTTCCTTGCTGAACATCAGCACCCATTCCCCCGCCTGGTCGTCGAAGCGCGCGAACTGAATAAAGTGCAGGGGACTTTCATTCAGTCGATCTTAAAGCACGTTGGCCGCGACGGCCGTGTGCATGGGCACATTAACCAGCTCCGCTCGGACGACGGCGGTACCGTCTCGGGCCGCATCTCCATGTCGAATCCCAATCTGCAACAGATCCCGGCCCGCGATCCAGAACTCGGTCCGATGATCCGGAGTTTGTTTCTCCCGGAAGAAGGTGAGCAGTGGGCGAGTATCGATTTCAGTCAGCAGGAACCACGGATCTTGGTGCATTTCGCCGCCGTCTTCTCCGAATGGAAGGACGGTCCGACGCTGCGTGGGCTCGATGAGTTCGTCGAGGGCTATCAGAACGATCCCGACATGGACTTCCACACCCTGGTCGCGGAGATGGCCGACATTCCCCGCAAGCAAGCCAAGACGATTAACCTGGCGATGATGTATGGCATGGGGGTCCGCAAACTGTCCGAACAACTCGATATCAGCGTGGAGGAATCTAAAGAATTGACCCACCAATACCATGACCGGGTGCCGTTCGTTAAGCAGCTCATGGGCGGCGTCAGTCGGCGGCTCGAAGACTCCCGCTCGAATGGCTCGGTGCGATCCCTCAAGGGCCGCAAGTGCCGGTTCGACAAATGGGAACCGTCTGGCTTTGGTCAATTACAGAAGGCGATGCCAAGAGAAGAGGCACTGGCGACGTACGGCCAGACCACACAACTGCGCCGTGCCTTTACCTATAAAGCATTGAACCGATTAATCCAGGCATCGGCGGCCGACATGACCAAACAGGCCATGGTGGACGTGTACCACCAGGGCGTGACGCCGCTCCTGCAAATTCACGATGAACTGTGTTGCTCGGTGAAAGATGCAGAACAAGCACAACACGTCGCGCGGACCATGGAGCAGGCGATCACGATTCGCGTGCCCTCGAAGTGCGACATCGATCTTGGCCCCTCATGGGGCGAAGCTAAGGAAATCTAATGAAAGCTATACACGAACGCTACCAGCTACAGGCTGGCCCTTATTGTTTTGTTCCCGATCCGTGGAATGATGGAATGTTCCATGCACCTGGCGGGATACAAATCAGCGAGATGCAGATCAAGCAACTCGCCGCACGCCAAAAATGGCATGTGATAAAAATTAACGTGACCGTCGAGGACGACACCCATGTCTACGCCGACCTTGAAAATACCTAAGAGAAAATCGTATAATCTCGCGTATGAATGGGAGAATGTATAATCGATACTAACCGGTGGAAGAGCATACTGGTGCCAAGACCAACCTACGAAGAGATCGTGCAGATCGCTCACCAGGAGGGCCGCACGATTAGCGGCCAACTGCGTCTCATCTTCGAGGATTGGAAGAGAGATCGACAACGGGAGGTTCGTCGCCTGGACGCGGTGAACGTGCAGTGATACGCTTTTAACCGAAGCGTTGAACGGGCCCCCTTTCCCACGCATCCTCCTCCGGCCCTTCGACGTTTCTGACCCTTCGGCAAAAAACCTCGCAAGTGTTTGAGCCGAGAAGGCCCACCTCTCCCAAGGGGGTGGGTCTTTTTTTTGCCTGACACACCGTGCCTGAAATTAATACGGGGGGTTTTATTTCCATTCAGGCAAAGGATTCAAATAGCGATTTCAGTCCGGCGGCCTATTGACATAGTATACAATTATATAAGACACTGGCTCTGCGACCGTCCTTCGGGGTGGGTCGGGGCATCCTTAACAAAGGTGTGATGAAGTGCGGTGGTCGCACAAGTCGGAAGACATAAAAACCCGCCAATCGTATCGACCCCGACGCTTGAGCAAAAAGGAGGATGAGGAATGAAAATGCGTGTGTATCAAGTTAGCACGACGGGTCACGTGCGCCACGATGGGGATGGAGTGCATTACACCGAATCCCCCGTCTATCAAGAGCATTTCCGCACCAAAGCCGACGCATTGCAGGATGCAGAGTGGTCGCAGAGAGTCGTTGAAGCCCGTGTCTCCTTCTTCGAGGTCGAACTTCGTGAGAACGAAACACGGGATGACATTATTAAAGGTTATGACAGAGCCGCTTTCTGGCTCAGAAGAGCAAATGGCTGGCTTGTCTTGCCGCAAACCCTAGTGAAGCACGATAAGCCAGACAAATATTCTTCATGGAAATCAGTGCTGGAGATCGATGAAGATTAAAAAGAACAAAATCTATGAAGAGGGTGCTTCCCCGATAAACAAACTTGCTGTACGGATGCTCTGGCGTGGAGAAAAGTACGAACCCCCTCTGTTGCGTAATTGTTTTAAGACTCAACCCGCGCTCTATCAACTTCCTTCAGATCAACGAAGCAACGTTACCTTGGTAAATCATTTAAGAACTATGACTGGAAAGAGGTTTGGCAGGCTTGTTGTACTTGGTAAGCATCAACCAAACAAAGATAAAAATTATCTCGAAGCTGTAAAAGAGGCGCGACTTCATAATTTTCTTACAAAACCCCCAAAGAAAACAGCCTCCGATATTTTAGACTTCGAAGAAAAGTATAAAAAAAGGGACCACAACGGTAATGGCCACGGTCACGCTAAATGGGTCTGCCGTTGTGACTGTGGTAATTACTGTCTTCAGTACACAAAATCTTTAAAGAATGGACGTGGAAATCTCTGTCCTGAATGCGAGCATTTAGAACACATAAAGTGGAGAAACCAATTAAATCAAAACCCCAACCCTGGCACGCTTTAACTCCCGAAAAGATAGAGGCTATAAATTCTCCAGGCCGGTATACGGACGGGGGGTGTCTGTCTCTTGTAGTGCGACGGGCAAAAAACGGCGATCACTTATTGAAGTTTTGGGTGCTTCGAACCACGTCACAAGGACGGCGCGTAGACATGGGTTTAGGACCGCTAAGGGTAGTGTCTTTAACCAACGCGCGAGCTTTGGCTTATAAATATCGTGGGCTAGCGAAGGAAGGGAGAAATCCTATTCTTTACCGTCAAAATGAACGGAAAGCAAAAATGACTGAAGACATGACTGTCGCCACAAAACTTGAACTGTCCTTCACGACGAAACAAATAGACTACCTGGCGCACACGAGTTGCCGGTCCTTTATCGGGGATCAGCCGGGGCGCTTCCAGCCCCACGATTCGCCGCCGGAGAATGAAAAGCTCATGAGCTTGGGTTGGCTGCACTGGATGGAAAACGATCTGTACCTGTCGGCCCTTATCATGCAGCAGTTTTGCATCGCACGAGGCTACCAGGCATCCATCCTCATCGATGAACACAACGAGGATGTCGCCCCGTGGGTGGTATGGACTAACGATCCTCTTGATTGGAGTGAAAAATGACTGACATTGACGACGATCCCGAGTACGAAGAATTCGTCTACTGGAATAACGACGGCGCGCATACCTATGACGACATGTCGAAAGAAGCCCAGGACGCGTTCGAGAAGC